CTGCTGCAAGCCGCACCCCTCACGCCGATGTTGAAGGAGAAGATGCGTGATGGCGGTGTTAGCTACGGGTTAACAGAAGCCGGGTACGACGTACGCATAAAGCAAGCCGTAACCCTTACACCAGAGCATAGGTTTCAGCTGGCGTCTACGGTAGAGAGGTTTAACATGCCCAACACGCTGGTGGCCGTAGTGCATGACAAGTCAACGTGGGCGCGACGCGGGCTGTCTGTGTTTAACACGGTTATTGAACCCGGCTGGCGCGGCTGGCTCACGCTTGAGCTGGTATACCACGGAGACAAGGAACTGGTGATACCAGAAGGTGCGGGCATAGCCCAAGTGCTGTTTTATAAACTGGCGCAGAAAGGCAGCTACGGAGACGGTAAATATCAGAACCAACCCGACCGCCCGGTGGGGGCGCGGTGATGGTTTTGAAAGTAATCGTTCGGTTTAATCGTTCGGGTAATCGTTCGAACGATTGGGCCGAACGATCACTCCGAACGATTACCCTGCGACCAATGCAGAATCGCTCGATCGTCGGAGGAGAGGGACTGTCGTCCTCTCTCCGTAGCCGATCAGCAGGTTCTCCAAACGATTGACAAATTGTTGTTAGGGTCACTTAACTTACGGATGGTTTGGGCTGTGGTTTTGGGTAATCGTTCGGGGTAATCGTTCGGGACTTTTTTGGTGGGTGTGTAAACGCTTGTTTTTGTAGGGTGGTTAATCGTTCGTTCGGTGATGGTTCTATATAGACGAACGACCGATCACTTTGGGGCTTGGCTTTTGGGGTAATGGAAGGCTATAATGGATAACATGAGTACAGACAAAACAAACGGCAAAAGCAAAACGCCGCTCCGGTACGACCGCGCAGCGGTGTCCGCTCATGTCTGCTCGGAACTGAAGTGCGGACGCTCTCTTGAGTCGATTTGTAAAGACGACGGCATGCCGCATGTTGCTACTTTTCTGGACTGGGTGAAAGCAGACCCCGCTGGCGTGGGTAAGGACTACGCGCACGCGCGCGAAATCGGCTACGCCCTGCTGGCTGATGAAATCATCGCCATCAGCGACAAGACGCATGAGTGGGTAACCATTCAGGAGCTTGACCCGGACGGTCGCCCCGTGTTCAACCCGGACGGTAGCCCGCTGCTCAAGCAAGTGCTCATGCCGCTCAACAGCGACGTCATTGCGCACAAGCGTGTTCAGATTGATACTCGTAAGTGGATGCTCAGCAAGATGCTGCCCAAGGTCTACGGCGACAAGGTGACGCAGGAGCACACCGGCGCTGATGGTGGGCCAATCGCAATCGCTGCGGTTGACCTGAAGAACCTGAGCGATGAAGAGCTTGAAAACATGCATCGGCTGATGAGGAAAGCGACAACGAATAATTAGGAGTAGTGCGATGAACTTGAAACGACTGTTCAACCCGTGGGGTGAGATAAAGCAGCTTAACCGGGAACTCAATCAGGCATTGCTTGAAAAGGAGGCTCTTGAGCGCCGCATCAACAAACTGACAGACCGGGACGCTAGTGGTCGGTTCAAGAAGTGAAGCTGCCACGCATCAGTCTTTATAACCCGTGGCGGCGTATACGCGAGTTAGAGCATGAGGTAGAGAACTTGAAGCGAGACCGCAACAACTGGCAGCACCAAGCCTTGCTCATAGCCGACCGTTATGACAAGATCCGCGAGACGGCTGCTCAGCTGCGGGAAACCCTTACGTTGTACCGCAACCTATGAACGCACCCGTCAACCCCCAAGCCATGCTTGAGATGATCGAGCGAGAGCGTGAGCGCCGTGCGGCGTCCGGCTCGCTGTATGAGTTTGTCAAGCAAGCGTGGCCGGTGGTTGAGCCGGGTATCAAGTTTGCGTCCAGTTGGCACATTGAAACGATCTGCGAGCATCTTGAGGCAGTGACCGCCGGTGAGATCCGCAAGCTGCTCATCAACATTCCCCCGCGTCACTCTAAGTCCACGATCGTCAGCGTGATGTGGCCGATGTGGGAGTGGTTGGTTGAGCCAAGCCATAAGTACTTGTGCGCATCATACTCAAGCAACCTTTCCATTCGTGATAACCTGAAGTCCCGGCGGCTCGTGCAGTCGCCGTGGTATCAGGAGCGGTGGGGGCACATGTTCAAGTTGTCTGGCGACCAGAACGCTAAGCAGCGGTTTGAGAACAGCCAGACCGGCTATCGCCTTGCTACCAGCGTGGGCGGTACCGCAACGGGGGAAGGCGGCTCGCGCCTCGTGCTTGATGACCCGCACAGCGCGCAGGAGGCGCAGTCTGACGTTATCCGTGAGTCGGCGCTTGAGTGGTTTGACGTCGTATGGTCCACCCGGTTGAACGACCCGAAGAAAGACGCGATGGTGACGATCATGCAGCGTCTGCACGACAAGGACATCAGCGGTCACATCTTGCAAGACATTGGCGGCTGGGAGCACCTGTGCATCCCGGCTGAGTGGGACGGGGCGACCCGCACCACATCGCTGGGCAAGTACGACCCGCGCACAACCAAGGGTGAACTCATCTGCCCGGAGCGGTTTGGGCAGAAGGAGATTGACGAACTTAAGCAGCTGCTGGGTAGCTATGGCTCGTCCGGTCAGTTGCAGCAAGACCCGACTCCGACGGAGGGCGGTATCCTGAAGACGAAGTACTTTGAACTCTGGCCAGCCGACAAGGCGCTGCCGCAGTTTGAGTACATCCTTCAGTCCTACGACTGCGCTTTCACGGAGAAGACCAGCGGCGACCCGACAGCCTGCACGGTGTGGGCTGTGTTCACGCACAACAGCGAGCGCAACGTCATGCTGATTGACGCGTGGGACGAGCACCTGAGCTACCCAGACCTGCGTAACCGGGCGATTAAGGATTGGGGCACGGAGTACGGAGGCACCACCGTTAAGGACGGTTTACGCCGCGCACGTCGGCCTGACCGAGTGCTCGTAGAAGCCAAAGCGAGTGGGCAATCGTTGCTACAAGATTTGCGCTTGGCGAAAGTACCCGCAGTGGGCTATAATCCAGGCATGGCCGACAAAGTGAGCCGTGCGCACCAAGCCGCACCAACACTGGAACTCGGTCTGTTGTGGGTACCAGAGAGCGGTAAGAACCGAGGACACGCAGTGAGTTGGGCTTCTGGCTTCCTTAAGCAGCTGGCCAAGTTCCCTGTAGCGGAGCATGATGACTATGTTGACACGTTCACTCAGGCAATCATCTTCCTGAAGAACGATGGATGGTTTGAACTGCCTCAGGCACGTGACCATGATGAGCCGCGTCAGTACAAGAAGGAAAGGATAAACCCGTATGCCATCTAAGCCAAAGAAGCCAGTGTGGGACAAAGCACGGCCAAAGGGTCTCGGTGAGAGCAAGCCCCTCAGCGAGAAGAAGCTGGCTAGCGCCAAGGCTACAGCTAAGGCAGCGGGACGTCCCTACCCCAATCTGGTGGACAACATGCGTGCAGCGAGGAAGAAGAAATGAGCCAGCGGGTGGACAAGGACAGCTTGCCGCTAGACAAGCCGCGCCGTACACCGGGACACCCAACCAAGTCTCACATTGTGAAGACGCGGGTGGATGGTAAAGAGAAGATCATCCGCTTTGGTGAGCAGGGTGCGAGCACGGCTGGTAAGCCCAAGGAGGGCGAGTCCGAGCGCATGAAGGCGAAGCGCGCATCATTCAAGTCGCGGCACGCAAAGAACATTGCCAAGGGTAAGAGCAGCCCCGCCTATTGGGCTAACAAGGTCAAGTGGGCCGATGGTGGCCCGGTTGAGCTGCTTGACATGGCCGCCAAGTATGATGAGGGTGGTGACGTTGACATTATGGATTACCTGCGCAGCGCGGGTAGCACGTTGTCGTCCCTGCCAGAAGCGCCTAGAGCGATTTACGAGGCGGGTAAGCGCGCCGTACAGGCTGCGCCAGAAGCTGCTCGCTCGGCATTGCAGTATATTCAACGCAGCACCCCACAAGAGGTAGCGCAAGACGTAACCGGCGGATTGACCCGCGCTGCTCGTTACGTAAGGGACAACCCGGTAGACGTGATCACTGACGTTATCCCGTTCGTTGGCGAAGCCAAGCAGTACGGGCAGGACGTAGCTCGTGCCGCAGCAATGCGTGCTCGCGGTGATGTGCGCGGGGCGCAGGAGATTGAGCGCCTTGCCATTCCGCTTGCCGCTGCGTCTCTCATTCCCGGCGTAGGTGAGGCTCGTACCGCAGGTAGAGTGGCTAACGTAGTTGATGAGGTTGACGCCGTTATCCCGATGGCCAGACGTAAGACCAACCTTGACCGCTTCCTCAAAGAAAGCATCATGAAAGATGAAGCCGGTGAACCGGTCATGTTGTTTCACGGCACGAGTGATGATGTAAAGGGTAACTTCAATATCTACCATCCTAACCGCAAGGATCAAGGATGGTTGGGTCGTGGGGCTTACGTTACCGACGTACCTGAGATGGCAAACATGTACGCCAGCATGAAGGCGGGTAAGGAAGGTCCTAACGTGATGCCACTGTATGGTGACATCCGTAACCCTTACGAAATGACGCTAGAGGAAAAGAACAAGTTACGCTTCTTACCTCAAGAAGCAATTGATGATTTCACTTACAAGTTGCGCGACGCTGGTCATGATTCTGCTATCGTCACTTACCCAGATGGAACCCGTGAGATTGCGGTGTTCAATCCTGAGCGCCAGCTCAAGTCTGCTAGCGGTAATCGGGGTACGTACGACCCTGAGAACCCCGATTTGAAATACGCTGAGGGCGGTCTAGTTGACTACGACCCGACGAATGTGGACATGATTGTTGAAGGCGTACACACCGGCAAATACGCACAGGGCGGCTTGGTGCAGTACGACACAAGCAAGATTGACGAAATGGTAAATCAGATTCGTGAGGGCATTTATGGCTGAAGAAAAACGACTTGAAGACGATATGCCCAAAGGCGAAACCGTCGAAATAGATGATGACGATCTTGAGGTAGAAGATACCGAAGATGGTGGTGCTGTCATTCGTCTTGAAAACAAAGAGGACGAACGCAAAAACCTTGCGCACTTTGCCAACATCGTTGATGAAGTCGAATCCGACATGCTCGAGGAGGCGGTAAACGATCTGCTTGAGAAGATTGACAAAGACAAGGAAGCGAGGGAGAAACGCGACAAGCAGTACGAGGAAGGTCTGCGTCGTACCGGCTTGGGCGATGACGCACCCGGCGGAGCGCAGTTCACCGGCGCTAACAAGGTCGTTCACCCGATGCTTGTTGAAGCCTGCGTAGACTTCTCTGCCCGGTTCATGAAAGAAGTCTTCCCGCCTAACGGCCCGGTCAAGAGCAAGATCGTCGGTGAGAACGACCGTGAGAAGCTAGCTAAGGCAGAGCGCAAGGCCGAGTTCATGAACTGGCAGCTGACTGAGCAGATGACTGAGTTCCGCTCAGAGCTAGAGCAGCTGAGCACGCAGCTACCGCTGGGCGGTGGGCAATACCTCAAGTTCATGTGGTCGCCCCAGCATCGCCGTCCGTCAAGCGAGTTCGTGCCGATTGATGACGTGTATCTGCCGTTCGCCGCGACGAACTTCTACACCGCAGAGCGCAAGACGCACGTACAGTACATCACCAAGATGGAATACGGTAAGCGTGTCAAGTCCGGCATGTACCGTGACGTTGACTTGGGTGCGCCAGAAGAACCTGAATTCAGCAAGGCGTCTCAAGCTAACGACAAAATTGAAGGTCGTAAGGACACCAGCTACAACGAGGACGGCCTGCGCACGATCTTTGAAATTTACACCTACCTTGATTTTGGGGACGGTGTTGAGCCGTACATCCTTAGCGTTGACAAGTCGACCGGTATCGCCCTGTCGCTGTACCGCAACTGGGAAGCCGACGACGACCTGAAGCGAGAGCTAGACTGGATTGTTGAGTTTCCGTTTGTTCCGTGGCGTGGGGCTTACCCCATCGGCCTGACGCACATGATTGGTGGCTTGAGCGGAGCAGCCACCGGGGCACTACGTGCATTGCTGGACTCGGCGCATATTCAAAACGTGCCGACTTTGCTCAAGTTGAAAGGCGGCCCTGGCGGGCAGACTATCAATGTCCAGCCGACTGAGGTTGTTGAGTTGGAAGGCGGGGCGCTGGTAGATGACGTTCGCAAGATCGCAATGCCGCTCCCGTTCAACGGCCCCAGCCCGGTGCTGTTTCAGTTGCTTGGCTTTCTGGTTGACGCGGGTAAAGGTGTGGTGCAGACTTCTTTTGAGAAGCTGTCAGACCAGAACCCGAACCAGCCGGTGGGCACAACCATGGCGCTCATTGAGCAGGGTATGGTCGTGTTCAGCAGCATTCACTCGCGGCTGCACAACTCTATGGCCCGGTGTTTCAAGATTCTGCACCGCATCAACTCCGCGTATCTGACTGAAGAAGACATTGAGGCTCATGCCGCAGGGCTTGAGATCAACCCGTCTGACTTTGACGGCCCGCTAGACGTTATCCCGGTTAGCGACCCAGCTATCTTCAGCGAGACGCAGCGGTTCGCTCAGGTGCAGGCGATTATGCAGCGTGCTGCTCTGGTGCCGCAATTGTATGAACCGCGTAAGGTGGAGGAGATGTTCCTCCGCGCTATGAAGGTACCCGCTGATGAAGTGTTGCAGCCCGCTCCGGCGAGCGAAGACATGGATCCGGTCAGTGAGAACGTCGCTGCCGCTATGGGTCGTCCGGTGTACGTGTTGCCGCAGCAAGACCACGTTGCGCATTTGCAAACACATTTGGCGTTCCTCAAGTCGCCTATGTTTGGTAGCAACCCGGCTATCACTAAGACGTACCTGTACCCAATCGCCCAGCACTTGCGTGATCACCTGCTGAACTATTATCTGGTTGAAGCGCATAACGCGGTTGATCAGGCGCAGCGTGAGAAGCTGATCCCAGAAGAAGCCGAAGCTCAGGTGGGAGTCATCATCAAGGTGCAGCAGTTCATTGAGCAACAGCTTGGTGAAGAGTTCGCTACGCAGCTTGCCCAGATTGACGAGATGGCGCAGAAGTTCCGGCCTGAACCGCCGATGCCGCCGGACAACAGCATGCAGGTCGCGCAGATCAACGCTCAGGTCAGG